TATCAAGTCCTTTAAAGAAAACTATTTACCAAAAATAAAAGGCCTCCCAATTGCGCACTCTCAGGAAGTTCTTGACTTCTTTAACCCGCGCGAAGCGCAGCAGGTGAATGTATGAATCCCTATGTTCTCGGAAAGTTAAAAGAATGGAAAGCATCTCCATTGCTCTTTGCCACTGAGTGCTTGGGAGTAACTCCGAGTAATCAACAGGCAGAATTGCTTGTTGCTGCCGGGAAGAATAAAAGAATCTCTGTGCGATCGGGACATGGTAGCGGTAAATCGAGTGCAGCATCATGGTTGATTTTGTGGTTTCTTTCAACCCGACCGTATGCTAAGGTTGTTTGCGTTGCGCCTACAGCTCGGCAACTATCAGACATTTTATGGTCTGAAATTTCGAAGTGGTTAAGGCAGAGTATTCTTGCTGATGAGTTTATAGTTCAGGCTGATAAGATCTTCCAAAAGGATTCGAGTAAAGAATGGTGGTGTCGAGCGGTTTCTCCGGCGAGTAAATCTTCTAAAGAGGAGCAATCAGAGACCTTGGCGGGCTTTCACGGTGATCATTTAATGATAGTTTGTGATGAAGCCTCAGGAATCAATGATCCAGTTTATATTCCACTGGAAGGTGCTTTAACTCAAGAAGATAATAGAGTTCTTTTAATTGGAAATCCAACTAAAAATACCGGATATTTCCACGATACTCAGTTTAGTCCAGAGATTTCTAAAGCATGGAAAAGATTCCACTGGGACTCCCGAAAATCTTCGAACGTTTCTAAAGAAATGATTCAGTACTTTACTGATAAGTACGGAGAAGATTCGAATGTCTTTAGAATCAGAGTTGCAGGAGAACCTCCGACAGATGATTCTAGCTCTTTTATTCCACTGTCGTGGGCATTGAACTGCGTTGGGAATGAAATTGAGATTGATGAGTCTTGGCCGCTAACTCTCTCGGCGGACATTGCAAGATTTGGTGATGATGTAAGTATTGTTCTTCCTAGGAGGGGAAATAAAATTTATCCCTGGGATGAGTATGCTCAGTTTAATACGATAGAACTTGCTAACAGAATTTTGGGGACTTTTAACGATCTTGATGCCTATGTTGTAGGTGTTGACTCGATAGGGGTTGGCGGTGGAACACTTGATTGGCTTCAAAATGATCCAAGAGGAGTAGGTCCAAGAAAAGCAGTTGGAGTGAATGTTACTGAAGCTGCAAGCGATAAAAAGTATCATCGTTTAAGAGACATGCTGTGGGGTCTTGTTAGAGAAAATTGTATGAAAACGAAGTACTCATTTCCCGATGTGACAGTTAAACGGAGGGGAATTGATTTGAACTTAGGAAATGAACTTGCTGATGAACTCGCAAGTGTTAAATATTTTATAGATAATCATGGGGCTATTCAGATTGAGAGCAAACGGGACATGAAAGCGCGAGGTGTTAAATCTCCGAATGTGGCAGACTCTTTATGTATATCGGAGTATATCTCTCCTATGACAATGTCTTTGTGGGGAAGAAGTGCAAAAGCAAAAGAGAGACCTTTCGACCGTTCGAGACCTAGACAACAAAATTTGTTTCATCAAGATAGCTGGATGGTAAGTTAAGGATAAAAACATGGTTGCAGAACGATTATCATTTACTGATGTAGACGAGAATGACGAATTAACCAAGGTTAAAGACTGGTTATTTCTAGCAGAAAGGTCTACGACTGAGGTAGAATGGCGAGAGAATGCGGATCAGGACTATAGATTCTACGCCGGGGATCAAGACTCTGCTGAAGTTGTCATGGAACTGCAGGCGCAAAAGCGCCCTGTGACTGTTCATAACGAAATTGCTCCTAAAGTAAATATGTTAGTTGGCCTGGCGGCACAGACTAAGTACCAGCCTACCATTATCCCTGTAGGTATTGAGGATGAACCATTATGTGAGTTGATGAATGGTACGTTTAAGTATTACGTTAAGAAGATTAAACTTATTCGAAGACTGTTAGAGTGTTTTGAACATGCTATAAAAAGTGGTAGATCGTTAATCTACTTCTATATCAATAAAGAAAACCCTTTTGAGCCTGAGATTAGAACGAAGAGAATAGATGGTAGGAATTTTATACTTGACCCCGAGTCTGTCGAGTATGATATGAGTGATGCTCGATTTATTTTTATTGATTCTTGGTTAACTGAAGAACAGATTAAATCAATGTGGCCTAAGTTTGAGCCAGAGCAGTATAGTGAGTCAACGACTCTACTGCCCAATCAACCAATTTTCTTCAATGAGGATAGAGAAAAATATCGTATAGTGGAGACGTGGTATCGTACTTATACTAAGGTTATTTGGTTTATCAATCCTATGACGGGAAAACCAGAGTCTCTTGAACCAAAAGAGTTTAAAAAGTTTTCTGAGATTATGCTCGCAGGGGATGAGAAGCTTGGTATTCCACCACTTCAAACTCCTCTTCAATCAGTAGGAACTATTAGAGAAGATATTAATTATATTATCTTTTCTGGAAATGTTAAACTTGAAGGGGGAAGAAGTCCCTATAAAATAAAAGGCTTTCCTTGTGCTCTTGTAGGGGCATATAGAAATGATGTATTAAATAACTGGTTCGGAGTAGTTAGAACCATGATTGACCCACAGAAATCTAAAAATAGTATGATTAGACAATTATCTCATTTACTTCAGACACTTCCTAAAGGTATTTTAGCGCACGAAGTTGGTGCGATCTTGAATATCGAAGAATATGAACAGCGGAGTTCCTCACCTAACTTTCATATGGAGTTAGCTCAGGGCGGTTTGGATAAATTTAAGTTTATCACACAGCCACAGATCTCTCCAATCTTTCTTCAGTTAGAACAAATGTTTTCTCAATCAATGAAAGATGTCAGTGGTATCCAGGATTCTTTAATGGGTGTTCAGACATCTTCTCGTGAGCCTGGAATTACTGTTTCCAAACGAATGGAAACTGGGATGGCTGTTCTTTATACACTATTTGAGAACTTCGCAGAGAGCAGAATGCAAGCAGGTAGAATTCTTCTTTCAATGATTCAACAATATGTAAGTATGTCTCAGGTGATAAGAATAGAAGGTCCACAAGGAATGCAGTTGGTTCAGATCAATACTCAAATGCAGAGGGAGAATGAGGGATTTAATGATATTAGTGCTGGAGAATTTGATCTTGTAGTCGATGAGACGATTGAAACAGCATCTTCACGAATGTTGATTTCCCAAATTCTTACAGATTTTAGTCACAATAATCCTGGTACAATTCCACCGGATATCGTGTTAGACTATGCTAATGTCCCATATACTGTAAAACAACGTGTCAAGCAGACTTCTGATGCACAACAACAGCAACAACAGGCAAACATCGAGGAAGACAGAAAGATCAAACTGCTCGAAATCCAGGCAAAAGTTGATGCAGCGCATGCAGACGCTACGTTACAGCGCGACATAGCACTCATTAATGCCGGCCAACAGCAGAAACAAATGGAGGCGCAAGCTCAGCAGAAACAAGCAGAGCTTGAGGCTAAAAGTCAAAGTCAAGGACAAGGCCAGGATCAATCTCAAGGAGAAAATGTATGACTACAGGTTTAGAAGACGTTCTTCAGCAGCAGGAAGATAGTGGAAGTGATGCTACGCCTGAAACTACTGAAACAGGAAATGTAGAAAAGGTTGAAGAAATTGCTGGGGATGCTAAGGTTGAGGAAACTACAACCATTACGGACAAGGTAGAGGAAACTCCCGCCGTTCCTCCAGACAATACGGAACTTAACGAACTTCGGCAATTCATCCGTGAGCAGCGAAAAGAAATCGCGGCAATGAAGGCGAAGCTTAGTCGAGTCAAGGAGCAAGGAGAGGTAGATGATGAGGGAAATACTACATTAACATACACCCCACTTGAGAAACTTCAAATGGAGCTGCACAATGTAGCAATCTCCAAAGCACCCGTTCTCGAAGTACTTGTAGAAGCTATGGAAGCGAATCCAAAGTACTCCGATATTTATGAAGTATGCACTAAGTCCAACTTCGACGATATTTTCGAGATGGCTGCTACTTCTATTTCTCGGCAAGAAGGAAAAGATTTCAACGAAGTTCTTCTTCAACTAGAACTTGAAGTATGGAAGAAAGCTAATCCATACAAGTACATGTATGGAATTATTAAGGAAAATCATCCTAAGTACAAAGGAAAAGAAAAAGAAGCTACAACTACTAAAGACACACTCAAGGAAACTCTTAAGCCGCCCGAGACAGCTAAGAAAGTTCTCGAAGCGAAGGAGGCTCCAGGAAGCATTGCTGCACTTGGCGCCGGGG